AATAAGCAGTTCACGAGCATTACTCGTTAACTTCCTAATGCCTTTTAATTCATCATTTGCTTTTGCAACGGGCTTGTTATCCTCACCATACACAATTTGTATAGATGTAATTTGTTTATTTTCACTTTCTGAAGCATTTTCAGAACCACCAGAACCACCGCCACTGCCTGTATAACCTTCTCCTTGATACCGCAACAGTGCACAAACTTTAGTAGAATATGTATTTTTGCCTACTTTACCAACGCCATCACGAGGGTTGGCGGCGTGGGTGATGCCGCCGTACTGATTTACTATCATAACGTGTGTAATTTTATTTGCCCTCGCTGTGGAATTATCTGTGCAACAAAATATAATATCGCCTGGCTGGTATTTCTCCACAATGCCAGAGGGTGACGGTAGATTTTTACCTATTTTGGCATAACTATCCGGATATAACAGTTCGAAACCTTTGGCATAACATTCTGTACTACTCACATCTACTTTACCGCCTGTATCTTTGTGTACCAGCTTCACGCCAGCAGCGTCAAACGCCCTATATATCAAGCTTGAGCAATCAAAACTATTTGCTCCATATCTATTAGCTTGACTGTAGCTTTTGCCAATTTGCCTATCTACATACGCTAATACTTCATCAATTACACTCATACCATCACCCCCTCATATTTTTTGATATTTTTTTTTTAATTCTTTTGTTTCTTCTGCTTCAATCTCAAAACAAGCAAATAAAAATAACTTTTCTCTTTTAGATAACTTCATAAATTGAGAGGGCAAAATGTGCAATTTTAGCAAGCAATGACACGCCAATGCACTTTCCCAATCGCCCTCTTTTATTAGTTTTTTGCTTCATCAAGCAATTCATCGGCTGTTTTATTCATATCATTTATGTGAATTACAAAATCAGTCAATCTGTTATATTCTGTTACCGTCAACATTTTTTGCAATAAATCCTCACTACCCATAGCATTGTAAGCGTCTTGCAATTTTGCATTTTGTAAATCTGGATACACCACACTAGCCGCTGCCATTTTTGACAAATGCAATATTTCATCATAATCCCTTTGTGGTACTCCTTTTTTCCCAGTTGTTTTGGTAATGCTAGATTTCATAAGTTTGTTGTTTTGTTCCGCTGTAAGTACTCTAATTTCCCATTCAACGGGCTTACCATTTTCTACAAATCTATTGCTCACTACTATTTTTTTATTTTCAATGTCTATTGGTTTCAAAAATGCTTCTAAACTCATATGCTTTTCTCTCCTTTCCAATTTTTCTATCACATTATATAAAAATTCTCCTATAGCACAACCTAAAAATCCACCTAATATATAGTAAATATGTTCCACTACATATCACATTCCTTCAAGTTCTTCAAATTCTTCTGGTAAATCCCAGCTCTCAAAAGTAAAGTCAATTTCTTCATCTAAATAGTTGTTGTTGTTTGCGTCCACTTTTGCCACAATGGTTTTGTTTAAATTGCAGCCCTTTAATATTGTAGTCTGTCTACCAGCCGCACTTGTAGGGTCGTCATTTGTTACTATCATATCGAAATATAAATCCTCGCCCGTATCAACGAACTTTTTCATAATTTTTCGAAATGTTGATGTGTTGTAATGGAATGTAGCAGTACCAGTACCTTTTGCTCCTACTGTTTTATTTCCCTTCAACGGCTGTCCCAATATAGGCACTTCAACCTTTATTTTTTCAACAGTCGCTTCAATTTTTACAGCACTCATAAAATTGATGCGTCTACCATCAATCAAAACGTAACATTCACCGCTACTACCTGCTATAGCATCTCCTGCTATCATTTTTTTATAAGCCATACTAATCCCTCCTTATCATCTTACAATTACTGTCATATACAATTTTTCCATAGACTGTACTGGTGTGACATAAGTCGTTACAACAACACTTTCTTTGTCGTCACCTTGTTCTACCACAACATCATCTGAAACAAAATCTGTTATGGCTTCTATTTTTTGCAACTTACTATAAAAATCAACAATATCATTCCAAAAAGCAATACGCCCAGCATAGTTATTTTGCACTTTTCCCAAATATTTACTATTGAATATGCTTGCGATGTCATTGCCTATCTGGTCAAGCACTCGAATGACTTGATTGCTCTGAAAATATTTGTTTTTCTGTTTTGTGAGTGTCACAAGAGTATTATTGTCTTTTAGTATGCAAACTTTATCGCCAACTTTGTGGAATATCAGCTTACCGCTTTCTACCGCCTGCTGCAACTGTCTTTGTGTGTAGTCAGTGTCGATGTCATACTCCCCATCGTATACTTTTGTCTTTGTGTGTAGTCAGTGTCGATGTCATACTCCCCATCGTATACTTTATTCGTTAAGCTACTTTGCACGGCACAACCAGCCACTGCCCCCGTAAGCCAATACACAAGCGAAAACTCCCCGAAAAGTTGTTCATCTACATTTAATAGCTTATTTTCTAACGAAATAATGCCCTCATAATCAGCATTTTCTGCTCTGTACACTACTGTCTGAAATTTCACGCCGTTTTCTTCTCTCATTCTCTTTGTAAATTCCACAAACAGATTGACGATTTCCTTTTTATCCGTGTTGCAACCAAGTGCTTGAAAGGCATATTTTTCTATTTTTTCCAAAAACTTTTGATAATTTTGCACTATTCTGCCTTCCCCATCTGTACCACCTGTAAGAGGCATACCTGCTGTTACCTGTAATTCTACCTCTTTAAATGTCACAAAGTCATTGCTTTTCAAATCGGATGCCGTTATTACAGTTTGCCTATCTTGTTCTACATTTTCCAAAAGCGTTTTAACAATAAAACCATTTTCTACATCGACATCATTTTCTACCACTATTGTAATATCATTCCCTCTTACACCACCGCACACCGCTGTTGCATAGGTATTTTGGGCTTTTTGGGCATTGCTATTGAGCCTGTAGCCGTACATCATTTTGGCATTTTTGAATATTTCTCTAAACATTTGCATTTGTGGGTGTGTGTAGTCATAGCCAAATAGCTTCACTGAATTTTTGAAAAATTCTTCATTTGTGACTTCTATGACTTCATTTTCTTTGCCCCAATCCGCCACAAAAGGCATTGCGACAACGCCCCTGTCAGACAATGTCATAGAAGCATTTGCTGCCGACACAAAATTGATGTAAGAACCGGGCAAAACCTTATTTTGTAATGTAAATGTACCTCCACCTAACGCCATAATTACTGCTCCTTTCTTTCTTGTTTTCCTTTTTGCTTCATCGTTTTTTCTATTTCTTCCAATTCCTTCATACTATACAATTTATCATTTTTCAGCTTTACAGTGAAAATATCTTTGTACTGTTCAAACCTCTTACTTTGTAATACATTTTGTTTTGTATACAGTTTTTCTGTTTTTTCTATGGCTTCATTTTCTTGTTTTTTCATAAACTTCTAGCACCTCCATATATTCATCATCTGCTTTCTGTTTTTTCATATAAAAATCATAATTCACAAAAAAGTGAAGAACGCCTTGTTTTATGACACCATTTCTGTTTGTCCCTCTTACTAGACTATCGTCATCTAACGCTATCAACTCCAATAGTCTTTGTAATTTTGACTGTACTTCCCAGCAATCATTATTACCACCTTTTGGAAAATAGCTTATTACAAATGTATGTTCTGCCAAAAATCGTACATCTAGCTTGTTATATTCCCTTTGACCCTCACAAAATATAAAAAAGCAAGGGCTTTCAAACCCCTGCTCTAATTCTTCCGTGAATATGTCACATTGTGGAAATTCATTTTTAATTGCTTTTGCAATCGCTTTAATCAATTCATTTACCACTACTGCAACGCCTCCATTATAAATGCGTCCACTTTTTCCCTTATAATTTTGTCCAAATTTCTTTGTAAATCCCTTTCTGTTAGTGTTAGCATAAATTTTCCTTGTACCCAACTTTTTTTTAACCTTTTTCCTATTGCTTTTACATACCTTCCTGGTGTTTGTCTATGTCCAAATTCCACAAACTCAGCGTATTCTAAAGGATTTACAATTTCAATTTTGTATACTTCACCATCTTTTACAACACTGCTTACCCAGTTATTTTTTAATGCACCTGTTTTTCCTCCCGGTGTCCTTTCTATGACATCATCAACAAAATTTTGAGCAATTTCCTTTGTAACTTGTATACAAAAATCATCTACTGTATTTTGAAGCATTTCAAATTTATCACGCAACGCAACCAAATCTGAAAACTCAACATTTCCCCACTGTGCCATCAAGCATACCTCTTTTCTAACTCTAACACAACCTCTTTATGACTGCCATAGTTAAGCGGTTTTCCCGCACAAATAAAAGCATTTGTTTCACCTTCTTGCGTCACAATCACTTTGCAACCTTCTTTGATTTCGGTATCTGGTGGCAAAAACAGCTTTATTGTTCGTGATACTTTTGCAACGCTTTCCGTTTGTACTACTGCATTATCATCTTTATAACTTAATCTACATTTTACATTTTCCGCTTTGATTGCTAATATTGTGTTGTTAATAATCCCCTGTTTTTTTTCATAATACATAATAGTACAAACACCATCGTACAACTTTTCAATATGCTTTTTCACCAAATCAGAATACTTCACCAACCTAGCCTCCTATATCTATTTAGTTGTGCTGTATAGTCTTTCAAAAACTGCATACCACTATTTTCACTTATTGCACTGGCGGACGAAAAAGCAACAGAAACATCACCTTCTGTAACACTTTTTACAGTACCTTCGGCTTGTTCCTGTCCTAAGCTTTCCGCTCTATACAAATCTACTGCCATATTTAACATCACATTTTCAAGCCCTTTGGGCACTTCATCAATATTGCAGTAGTTGCACACCATATCTTGTATTTTATCTAGCACAAATAACAATATATTGTCTTTTTCCTCACTTTTTACCCCTAGTAGCAGCTTTAGTTTCTCCAGCCTCTCCGCTTGTGTCAGCATATTCCTCACCGTCCGTATGTGCTTTTAGTGTTTCATTTTCCGCTTTTAATGCTTCATTCTCGGTTTTTAGTGTCTCATTTTCCGCTTTTAGTGTTTCGTTTTCGGTTTTTAGTATCTCATTTTCTGCTTTTAATGTTTCGTTTTCGGTTTTTAGTACCTCATTTTCGGTTTTTAATGTTTCGTTTTCGGTTTTTAGTACCTCATTTTCAACTTTTAATATTTCCACACTGTCATCATTTGAAACACCTTCTATGGTATATCCTTTTTCTCTAAATTCTTGTTCTCTTTTTTGGTCAATTTCTCTACAAATACCATTTTTATACACTTTCATATCATAACACCCCCATCAATTTGTTGCAGTATGCAAATAAATGCCCTTTGCTTTATTTTCATATACAAAGGCATCGTGATATATTCTGAACTGAAATTTCCACATATCTTTGTCTTGGTTTTCGTCTGGCGTAAACACTTTAGGTAAAGCAAATTTTACTACTTGCAATATTGCTTCTGGATATATCAGCATAAAATTGATATTTTTACCATTTTCAGACTTTTTGTAACCCCAAGCCGTGCTACCATCATTTAATTCAATTTCGCTGTAAAACCTAGAAGGTGTCACATATTTAATAGGTATACCATTGTAATTTGTCAATAGTGTACTAACACTGCCTTGACTACTCCAACTTCTAGGCAAAGCACTATTTAACAACGGCTGTAAGTTGCTATTGATGTACAACACCCTTCCTGCAATAGGTATTTCATCAGCATTTAATTGTCTTATAGCTTCGTCAATTTCTGCTATAATGTCATCTTTTGTCAATATCGCTGGTGTGGCTTTTGTAATGCCATTTGCACTTGCATACTTTGCAAAACGAAAAGCGTCTAATTCTGGCACAACATAATCTTCCATAAATCTTGCTGTGAGAATACCAAAAACGTTTTCCATTTCTTCATTGTCCATTCTGTCAACATTAAGTTCTTTTGCTCTTTCTTCTGTCAATTTTAATGTTTCCCATGTTGCACTAACATCACCTTTAGGGTAACCATTTATTCTGGAGTAGTCACCCATACCGCCATCTACATTTGTAATAAGCACTTTTACCTCATTTGTCCCCGTAAAATCAACTTTTTTTCCTGCGTCCATATTTGCCGTATTAGACAAATGTTTATAACAATCGTCTAACACTGGTACGTATTTTTTTGCAAATTCTAAAGTATTCGCCATAATTGATACCTCCCTTATTTATTTTGATTTATTCCTAATGTTCTGAATACGCTTTCTGCAAATGTATTTTTGTTGTTATTTTTGCTCTCATATCCAAAACCACTACCAGCACCGCCATCAATGCCTTGTCTATGTGTTTTTTCCACTTCAAACAAATAGCCATCGGACTTTTTGAGCCCTTCCAAATCAAGTCCTACAAGCGTACCATCTTCTTTTAACGTGATATTTTCCATATCTAGCAATGCCTTTATTGCTTTAGTATTTTTACCTTTTGCCTTCATAATCTCCATATCAATGGCACTATTTTTGCGACTATCTTGATATTGTTTTTGCAGATTTTGAGTGTCTGTTTTGTATTTTTCCTGCAATTCATCATACTTTTTCTGCAAATCCTTGTTATCTTTTGCCCCTTCCTTCAACGCCTTTATGTCGTTGTCCCTTTGAACAATCTGCCCCTCTAAGCCATTCTTAGCAACCACAACCGCATCATAATCGGCTTTAGGCACATACTCCTGTTTTAGCTTTTCGGCTATCTGCTTCTGCAATTCTTCCGCACCTTCTAAGCCTTTCAACATTTCTCCTAACCACTTCATTTTTAAAACCTCCTTCTATTTTTGAGCATAAAAAAAGAACAGTTTTTCGACTTGTTCAGGTCAATATACATATTATTTTGTTATTTAAGGGATACTTTTAGGTGATACATTTTCAATCAAATAGTTAGTAGGGTCTAAAACGAATGACCTTTTCCCCTGCTTAAATTCTTCTAATTCTTTTTCATATTCTTTTATTTCTTCTTCAATCATTCTATCAGTATATCCATATTCTTTTGCTTTTTTTATGAATTTTTCTTTATCCATTCTGCATACCTTCTTTCTATGGTTTGACCTATTTCTTTTGCAACTTTTCTAGGTTTTGGATTGTTACAATATTCTGCCCAGCCTTCTGCTATAAATTCAGCATATACTTTTTCGTTAGTATTGTTCCAAGCATATTCAGATAATTCATTTGTTATAGTGTTTTTATCCATGCTGTTAAAAAGTTTTTGAATGTTTGTTTGTTCTGAAATACCTAACATATAATCAAGTTGATGTCCTATTTCATGGTCAAGTACATATCGTATTGTATCACAACACATTGGTGTTTGTTTTATTGCAGCGTCTTTTTTCAAACATTCCATAAAATAGTTACTATTTTTTCCATAATCTCTATTTACTGTTACCCCTCTAAAGTTATATAAAAAAGTCCTTGAACTAGGGCTAAAACTTTGAGCATAATTATCTTTTGATACACGTAATCTTTCCATATATTTTTTTACTCTTTTATCAACATCAATTTCTAATTCTTTTTTATCTTTATTTGGACATTCAGCAATAGAAGCTTCTAAAAATTGTTTTTTCATCATTGATTTTAATGCTACATTACGTTCATGACATTCTCCTACAAATCCGAAATTTTGTTTTAACTCTGGGAAGCGGTCAAAAGTATCTTTTAAGCCTCTATTCCATTCATTTGCAGTAGTAATGTCTACTCCCTTATACGATGCCATTTTTATGCCCAACACATTCATTGCATAGTCATTTGCTTCTTCAATCGTTTTTGCGGGTATAAATTTCTCTTTTGATGTTATTGTATCACTTAAATGTGTATTTTTTAAGTTGTTTTGTTTCTTTTCTGCATATTCCTTTTTGAAATCATTCCACTTATCACTATTATATTTTATTTCTTGGAAATTGTCAAAGCTTCCGACTTCTTTTCTCCCCAGAACCGCCTTATATTGTTCATACTGTTTTTTATCCGCACTCTTATTTTGATGTTTTTTCTCTTGCAACAGCCACTCGGGGTCATTTTCCACAAAAGTCTTGTGCCATTCTTTGTATGTCATATCAGAAGGGACATAATAAGTTTTGCCTTCTTTGTTTCTTGCAGCTCTTTGCTGATTTTGTGTGTACTTGTCGTCAATGTTAGGTACTGTGGTACTTCTGCAATTTGGGTGAAAAGGATTGGCGGTAGTGCCTACTTTGTAGTCTTTCACATCAAATATTTTACCGTCCATTTCCCTACACAATTCACTTGTCACTATATCAAGCGTCGCAAGCACTTTATATTGCTTTACCCCTAAATTTTCGTAAGTATCTTTTCGTGAAGCAGACGCAAAAAAAGCACTTTCTGTTCTTACAAGCCTTTCTGTGGCCTTTCTCGAACTATCAAGTGCTTTTGACATATCCCTTATGATTTTTTGTGACGCTTCCCCTCTTATAATGCCCTGCGTGAAGCGTGTTTCTAGTTGATAAATCAGTTGTGTCCTATCTGTACCCCATACTCTATCAGAAAAGTTCTTACCATCTGGAGCCCAAGCCCTAGATAGCACTTTATTGATTTTGTTTTCATCAATTTTGCTGAACGCACTACCAACGCCCGTACCTTTTTGTATCTCGTAAGCCGTTCTGTAGCAGCTTTCCGTATAAATATTCTGAAATGTTTCTGTCAATCCCTTTATTTTTTGGGCTTCTAGCTTTTCTACTTGCTGCCTTAACTGATATTGTATTGCCTGTAGCCTTGTAATTCTATGAAGCGTACTGGCATTTTCTAGCTTTTTTATCCACACATCATCAAGTCCGTTTTGTTGTCCGTATGCTATGTAGTCATCAATTTCCATCTGAAAAGCCTGTCGTTGTTCACTTGTCAACAACTGTTTTGCCTGCTGATATGTGATACCATTTTCATCAGCAAATCTCATATAAAAATTGTTTATGTCCTTTTCAATTTCTGCCATAGTCGCTATGTAGTTGTTTGCAGAATGTTGTATATAATCGTCACCCTGTTTCAGCAACATCTCCATAAGCAACAAAAATCGTTCTTCCCAATAATCATTTTGTGGCATACATATCACCAAACTTTTCTAACTCTTTTTGCTCTTGTGCTTCCAATTCCTGCAATTCTGCATTGACATCTGACACAAAAGGGTGCATACTCAAAAGCGTTTTGTCCGAAACAATACCCTTACTATATTGTATCATGTTCACTGTTTCAACATCATTTGTGATAATATTTTTGTTAATATCAATTTGTATGTCATTGGCATTGTAGTTTGTACCATTTTTACTGTTGTAATCTTCTGTCACAAACCATAACAATTCTTTTATGACTTTTCTTAATTTTGCTATCATATTGCCTGCTTTTTGGTCTAGTAGCGTGTACTGAAATTTCAAGCTAACGCCCGATGGGGCATTACCAAATTTGTCACTATCGGTATCAACACCCATACCAAAATGAAATATATCTTTTCTCAACATTTTAAGAAACTCTAACCTACCCGCAACGGGCAATTCAACCTGTTTTGCTTCAACTCTACCGTCGTCACCCGAACCCATCATATTAACAGCCTTGTTTATCTGCAATTTTTTCATTACAGTGCTTGCTTCATCGCCACCAAAACCATATATTACCCAGTACAACTCCACAAGGTCTAAAAAGTTGTTCGTACCTTCACTAGATATGAGGTCATAAGCGTCAATTAAGCCTTTTATGTGCTCTAAATCGGTGGTACTGTTTCGGTTATTTTTGAGCAACAAAAAAGGCACACGTCCCCAACTATGCCCTTGTTTGTTTTTCTGAAAGCCGTCTAATGTTGTAATACTCCAATAGTGGGGAGCGGGATTGACCGAAATAGAGGTATCTTTTATAAACAAATTGCTTTCTTTTTCAATATAATATGTGACATTTTGTTTCGTCCACCATTCTACTTTTTTGCGAATATATTTTTGCCCATTTTCAACTACTGTAATATCATAATAGCGTATTACTTCAAGCAGTTCTTTCTGATTATTTGTATCGTAAATCGCTATTATCTCATTCGCTGGCACAATGCAATACTGCAATTCTCCATTATCGTCATAGTAAATGTGCAATGCCTCAAAGCCCTTACAGCTTGCCCCTGTCACCAAATCCTGCAAAACTTCATTAAAGTTGTCATTTGCAAACTCACACAACATTTTTTCATATGCTTTTTGTTCTGTATTTTCTTCTGCACCAGATACTTTAATTGTGGGTTCTTTGCTCACTAAATAAGCGGTTTTTTGGTCTACCAGTATTTTCAAAAAGGCATTGATATTTTTATGATTGCTTCTATTGATGTTACGAAATGTGGTAAATTTTTGTTGTACTATTCCCTCTTTTTTCTCTGCTTCCAATAATTTCGAACTAGTAAAATCTTTCTGTAGTACATCGTGTTCTCCGTTATAATACCTTTCACCTTTTTGCATATTCTTTTTTTGCTGGCTATCAATATCATCATTTATGATGTATTTTAGTATATCACTTTCATTTAATGCCCCTTCCGCCAGCAATTTTGCATTGATTAAATCTGTTTGTGTCAAAAACAATCGTCACACCTCCTTAATGAGTACATTTGACGCTTATGAGAGTTGCGACCCAGCGTTGACGAAGTAACGCAGGAGCAATTCGAATGTTAAATGTACGAATGGTTTTCACGTTTACGTGAAAAAACTACCTCCTTAACGAATAAACTTCCTAATCTATCCTATCTAGCACAATAAACTTTTGCCCTCCTGCCATATTAGCAAGTACAACTTTTTCGCCTTCCGTCAAATGATTTTTGACTATAAATTCTTTTTCTCCTATATAATCGTGACTGTGTTCTCTGCAATGTTCCCCACAACTACCGCCCATTTCGGGCTCTGTAGTATGGTCTACAACCATAGTAATGGTGTAATCTGTGACATTTCTTGTCAAAAATAAAAATTCCTCTGTAAGCGTCAATTTTTGGTCTAGCTGTATAGACAAAGGGCTTTCACTTACAACCACACCAATGCAGAAATCGCACGGGCTACTATTTTGCACGGCATCAAGTGCCGCCTGTTTTATTATTTTTAGAAATAATTCCTCATTTGCCACAACATCACCTACTTTTAAGACTTTAAAGCTTTAAGACCTTAGGGACTTTGTCCCTAAAACCCTACAAGCCTTTGAAAAGGCTTGAGCGAAACTTTTTGAGAAAAACTAGCGTTTTTCTATTAGATTTTTTAGCGAAACGCACGTTTCGCTTTTAAAGTTTTTCGCTTCCTTTTTCCAAAAAGGAAGTGGAGTTTGAGTCAACGCCTCAAGGTCTTTGTCTTTGTCTTTGTCTTTGTCTTTACTCTACAAACTCCCAACCTGTTAATGAGTACATTTGACGCTTATGAGAGTTGCGACCTAGCGTTGACGAAGTAACGCAGGAGCAATTCGAATGTCAAATGTACGAATGGTTTTCACGTTTACGTGAAAAAACCACCCCTCAACGTCATATCCATAGTGTGTAAATTTTGCTCGAATGTATGTTTGACTTTTTCCACCCACATTCTATTATTAACAACAATGTCACCTATATCCAAATTGACATAAATACCTGTACCGGCTCTTACTCTTACATCACCGAAAGCCCCTTTTATCTGTAAATTTCTTGTCTTTCTGTTATAAATTTTTAAATACGCCTCCGCCCTCAGCTTCGCCAATTCTTTACTTTGCACTTTTTCATAGTATTGCAACGTTCCCCAATTTCCCATATTAACAGTATCTTGTGTTTGAAATATTTCACGTACCCCTGTTTCTTTATTGTCATAGGCAAGTTTGATTTTGTTATAAGTATCACTGTCAATGCTAGTAGTATAACTGTAATCTTGTATATTGCTGTCGTTTATCAAAAAGTCATCAAGTACCATATTTTCCATATCTTTCAAAAATAGAAAGCCAAAATCATCATAAAGTACAAAGTTTTTGCCTGTAACAATTAACGTATCGTCAAGTATTTCTTCTAACATATCAAAAAGCGTTTTGTTGTCAAATATCCTTGTTTGAGCCGAAAAACCAGTATTTTCAACGCCACTTCCTAGCTTTAATGAAAAATTCCTACCTATTAATTGCAACAATTCTGTAGCCGTTCCGCCGAATATCATAGTATCTTTATTTTTGAGATAACGTAACTGGACATACGCAATAATGTTAATAATGCCGTCACC